AAGGCCAGCATGAGTTCTTCGCCAACGGAATTCTGGTTCACAACTGCATCGACGCGGTTAGGTACTCACTGGCGGACCTGATTCGCCGCGTCAACCAATCCCCCGCTGCTGCACAACGCATGCCCCATGAAGCCTGGAGAACGCCACTATGAGAATGCCACCCCTGTTGACCGCTGCTGTTTTGGCGATTGCGCAATTCGGCAGGCCGCCCACCGGCTACCGTCCAACCCTGTACGCGCGCAAGTTCGGCGCGACGATCAATGATGAAGTCAAGATCAGGAAGGCGGCTGAGAAGCGGGCCAGGAAGGCGGCGAAGCGATGAACGAAATCGAGCGGGTGATTGGCGAGTTGGCTTATCGCCGTCTGAGCGAGTCGCTGGGCGGGTGCGACTATTCGATTCCTTCCACGATGGAGTGCGATGCTGCTGCGGCGCTGTCGCAGGCGGTCGGGCATGATGCCGCCGTGCTGCTGGTCAAATGGGGCGGCGGGGCGCGCATCTATATCCCGTATTCGCGGGCCGATGACGTGTTCCAGCGCAGCTTGACGATTCGGGAGATGCGCAATCGCGGCATGTCCGTGCAGGAGATTGCGCGGACGTTCCGTTTCGAGGGGCGCTATACCGAGCGCCAGGTTTACGCGCTGCTGGCGTCTACTGAGGGCTGAAATGCTTCAGGATGTTTGACCGGCCCGGTTGCTGTCTGATGGCGGCATGACTACGCGCAAAAAAACCACCCCCACAAAGCCAGGCGGCAAGGCGGCGCCGGCAAGCCGCGCTGGATTGAATGTTGCGCAGGCGACGTTCGATATTGCGTCTGCAACGGCGAAATTCCCTGACCCGGATGAGATGCTGCGCAAGGCGGGATTAACCCGCGCGCTGCTGCGTCCGCTTGAGTCGGATGAAGAGGTCTCGCAATGCCTGGAGACTCGGCGGGAGGCGCTGATTTCGGTGCCGTGGCGGCTGGAGCCGAATGAAGACCCCAACCACGATTGGCTGCAAGCGGAGATCGAGGCGGTGTTTGAGCCGCTGATGCGATCTTGCTTTAACGCGGTGCCGTATGGCTACAGCGTGAGCGAGGTGGTTTATGGCGACAAGGAAGACGGCAAGTTCGGCATCATCAGCCTGATGGAGAAGCCGTTTGAGTGGTTTGAGCCGAAGGCGGATGGGACGCTGATTTACCGCTCGTCCAGGTTTGGCGACATCGAGGGCGACCCGCTGAAGTATCTGGTGACGGTCCGCTCGCCATCCTACCGGCAGCCTTATGGCGAGGCGTTGTTTACGCGTCTTTATTGGACGGTGTTCTTTAAGGTTCATGGTCGCAAATTCTGGGCGAAATTCTTGGAGCGATTCGGTGAGCCGCTGCTCATCGGGCAGGTTGCCGACCAGGAGAAGTTCGTTGGCGATGTGCTGGCGCTGGGCTTGGCTGCCGGACTGCCGGTGCAACCTGGCGATCAAGTGAGCCATGTGGCGGTGACGCAGGCAGGCGAATTTGACCGCTTCGATCAAAACCTGGTGACGACGATTCAGAAGGTGATTCTTGGCCAGACGTTGACCAGCCAAATGAGTTCGTCAGGTGGCAGCTTTGCGGCTGCCCAGGTTCATAACCAAGTGCGTATGGACAAGCGCAACGCGGATATTCGGCTGTGCGCGGGCACGATTCAGAAGTTGATCAACAATCTGTTGACGCTGAACGGGATGCCGCTTGGGATCAAGTTCGTTATGTCAGATGGTACTGGTTTGGAGGCGGACCGTGCCGCGCGGGATGGGCTGATGGTCGAGAAGGGCATCTTGAAGTTGACCAAGGATTACATCCTGGACAGGTACGATTACAAGGAAGGTGACTTTGTGATGGCGGGCGATCCGCCGAAGCCGGGCGAGCCGGAGCCGGCTACTCCACCGAAGAAAGTTGCAATGGCGGCGCTGACCATGGCACCCAAGTTCACCAGCAAGCAGCAGGTGATTGAGGATGGCGTGGTGAATGCGCTGGAGGCGGTTGAGTCGCCGATTAGTGATGACGACATGCGCCGAGTCGTCATGGCTGCGACCAGCCCGGAAGATCTAGAGGGGCGGTTGGCGATTCTGCTACGCGACGCTGACCTTGAGCGGTTCCGCGAGGCGCACGCAAGGGCCGTGTTTGCGGCTGGTATTATCGGTTACGCGCACGCGACGGAGTGACGATGCCAGACCCGCTTTCGATTAGCTTCGATCTGCCGTTCGATGAGGCGATTGCTGCCGCCAGGGCGCGCGGCGTGTTGCTGCCGGACGCGTATTACAACGAGCTTCGCGTTGAGGCCCGGCGCAAGGCGTTTACCGTTTCTGGCCTGGCGTCGATTGATCAAATCCAGGCGGTAAAGGATCGCTTGGAGCGGATCATTGCCGAAGGCGGTACGCTGGCGGACTTCCAGAAGTGGGCGGAATCTGCTGACCTGGGGCTTCAGCCGGCGCATTTGGAGACTGTTTTCAGGAACACGGTGCAGGGCGCTTACAACGCTGGGCAGTGGCGCTCTTTTGAGGCGAACAAGGCGTTCCGGCCTTTTCTGATGTATGACGCGATCAATGATGACCGCACCCGGCCAAATCACCTGGCGAACGATGGCGTTATCCGTCCGGTTGACGATCCCTATTGGGATACGCATAGCCCGTTGATGGGCCACCGCTGCCGCTGCACGATTATCAGTTTGAATGCGAAGCAGGCCGAGGCTCGGAGTCGCGATGGGCGTGGGTTGAATCAGCAGATTACGTCTGCGATGGACGCTGACGATGAAGGTTGGGGCAGGCGTCCGACCGAGTGGTCGAGCGGATTTGATTCGATGGTGCGGGATGTTTTGGGCGACATCAAGAGCGCCAAGATTCGCAGTGAGGCGGCGAGGCGCTTGAAGTGGTCTGGCGCTGACTGAAATCCTTCATGTTTCCGGGTCATGCCGCGCACGGCACTGTGCGCGGCATGACCGAAAATTCAACCTATCTGACCTTCTCCCCTGTCGTTTCCGAGCGCAGCGATACCGGCATGCCGACGCGGTTCTCTGGTGTGGCGTATTCGGGCGGCGTCATTCCGCAATATGGCTGGTATGGCGATGCGGCGATTGATCTGGCTACGCTGTCAATCCCGAAGGGGCAAATCTTCGCGCTGATCGACCACGATTACACCAAGCGCGCGGGCAAGCTCACGGCTGAACTGTCTGGCGGGCAAATCATTGTCAATGGCGAGTTCTTCACGAATGACGCCGGCAACGAGGTTGCGAAGCTGTTCGCTGAGGGCGCTCCCTGGCAGATGTCGATTGGCATCAACAGCAAGCCCCGGTCTTCCGACGAGAAAGCCCCTGTTGCTGTGAATGGGCAAGTGCTGAACATCAATACGCTATTCGCTGGCGCAAGTTTGCGAGAGGTTTCGTTCGTGCCTGTAGGGGCCGATCCCAACACTGCCGTGGCTGCCTTTTCCGCCGCCAATAGCCCGGCTCAGTCTGGTCCGGGCGGCAAACCCGAAGGAGTGAAAATGAAGACCATTGAAGACTTGACCGCTGAGCTGGCGGCTGTCGCTGTTGAGCTGGCTGACGCCAAGGCTGCGCGCAAGACCGCAGAGGATGCGTTGTCCGCCCTGAATGAGGCGCAGCGTGCCGTCGATATGAGTGCGCTATCGACTCGACTCGGCCGTCCGCTGACCGAGATTGAAGCCAACACGTTCAAGGCGATGGATTCGGCTGCGTTTGCGATTGTGCTGTCCGCGATCCCGACAATGAAGCCCGGTCTACCCGCTGGACTAAAGACAGAGCAGGCTACCGATGGGCGCAGCGACGCTCTCGGCACCAAGCCTGCCGTTATCAATATGGCCGCGATCTACGCCGCGCGCACCACTCAATAATCACCGGAGGCAATCATGGCTAATTTCACTGAAAGCACGCGCGCCGGGGAGTTCATTCTCTCCGATGCTCCTGGTCGTCAAAGCTACGACAAAATCACTATTGCGGCTGGTGGCGGGTTGATGAAGGCGGGTACCGTGCTGGGCATGATTTCCGCCAGCAAGAAATACGCGCTGCATGACAACACGACTCCGGCTACCGATGGCACTCAAAACGCTTCCGCCGTGCTGATGGCCGACTGCGATGCAACGGCTGATGTGGTTGTCGCCGCCGTGACGCGCCTGGCTGAGGTCAAGGGCGCTCAACTCACCTGGAAGTCAACAATCTCTGGCGCGAACAAGATTCTCGGCATTGCTCAGTTGGCCGCCAACAGCAACATCCTCGTTCGATAAGGAGGGCAACACTATGTCCGGTTTTGATATTTCTTCTGGCTTGCCTGACGCATTCAGCCTCACTCAACTTACTGCGTCGATCAATGGCTTGCCCTATTTGCCCGGCCAGATTGCGGCGATGGGTTTGTTCAGTGAGCAGGGCATCAACACCACTTCGGCTTTGATCGAGTCGGTCAATGGCGTGCTGTCTTTGGTTCCGGTTGCGCCGCGCAATGCGCCTGGTACGCCGGTGACGACCGATAAGCGCAAAGGCGTGAGCTTTGCCATTCCGCACTTGCCGGCCACGGCTGCGGTGATGGCTGATGAAATCCAGGGCGTGCGCGCTTTTGGCTCCGAGAGCCAGGCTGATACGGTTGATGCGGCCCGCGACCGCCATTTGGCGCGCATGCGAGCCAACATTGATTTGACGATGGAAACGCATCGTTTGGCTGCGATCAAGGGCTCGTTTTACGACGCATCTGGATCGCTCACTTCGTTGTTCACCACCTTTGGCGTGTCGCAATCTACCCTGGGCATGGTCTTGTTGACCGCTGGCACTGAAATCGAAGCGAAGTGCCTGGAGATTTACGAGAAGATGGAGGCTGCGCTGGATGGCTCTCCGTTTACCGGCCTGGTGGCGATGTGCGGTTCTAATTTCTGGTCGAAGTTGATCACCCATCCGAACGTGAAGGCGACTTATGCCAATACGGCGATGGCCAGCGCGTTGCGTCGCGATCCTCGTCTGTCGTTTGAATTCGGCGGCATCACCTGGACCCGCTATCGCGGCAACAGCATCGCCAACATCAACACCGATGAGGCTTATGTCGTGCCGACCGGCGTGCCTGATCTGTTCGTGACTCGCTTTGCCCCGGCGAACTATGTCGAGACCGTGAACACCACGGGCTTGCCGTACTACTCCAAGGCCGAGTTGATGCCGTTGGGCAAGGGCATTTCGATGGAGGCGCAAAGCAATCCGCTGAACATCTGCACCCGGCCTGCTGCGTCGCTCAAGCTGACCACGACTTAATCGGAGGCTGAAAAGGTCATGGGTTACGCCACGCAAGGCGATATGGAAACTCGGTTTGGCGTTGATGAGATTCTTCAATTGTCTGACCGGGAGAATGTCGGCGTCGCTGACGCTGGCGTTATTGCCGCTGCGCTGGCGGATGCTGACAATGAAATCGACGGTTACGTCGGTGTCTTGTACGCACTGCCGCTGGGCGTGACGCCACCTATTTTGCTTCGCCTCGCCTGTGATATGGCGAGGTTCTTTTTGTACAAAGACCTGGCGAGCGAGCAAGTTCGCCAGGCTTATGAAGATGCCGTTGATCGGCTGAAGCGAATCGCCAACGGGACGTTGAAGCTGCCGTTGCCCGATGTTGCTGAAACGCCGGAGAAGACGGCGGTTGCAGTCCCGTTGTCTCGCGTCTCGACATTCACTGACGCAAAGCTGAGTGAAATGCTGTGATTTCAATCACGATTGACACCAGCGACATTGAGGCGGCGATCAATCGAATTCGAGACCGCATCAAGGATGGCCGAGTCGCCTATGAGGGTATTGGCGCGTCGCTCAAGGACAACATTCGGTTAGGTTTTGCGGACAGCATGTCGCCGTATGGCGATGCCTGGTTGCCGCTGAAATATCGCGTCGGGCAGCCGCTTGTGGATACCGGCAGGCTGCGCGACAGCATCACGCATCAGTCTTCCGATGACGGGGTGAGCGTTGGGACCAATGTGGTCTATGCCGCTATTCATCAGTTCGGCGGCATGACGGGGCGCAAGCGCGCGTCCCAGATTCCGGCGCGGCCATATCTGCCGATTCGGGATGGCAAGTTGGACTTGCCTGATGATTGGCGCGATGAGGTTGTCGCCATCATCAAGGCGCACATCAGCAACTAGCGAGGGGTTATGGCAAGCAGAAGTCTCGATGATTTGCGGCCGGACGTGAAGCAGAAAGCCATCCAGCACGTCGCAGCGTGCAAGGCGGCAGGCATTGATCTGCTGATTTATTGCACTCACCGCAGCAACGAAGAGCAGGCGATTGAGTACGCGCGGGGGCGCTCCACCAAGGGGCCGATTGTCACTAACGCCGCCCCCGGCAAGAGCAAACACAACGCGGTCGATGTGGGCGGCAAGCCTGCATCGACGGCGTATGACTGTATTCCGATTGTGAACGGAAAAGCGCAGTGGTCGAACACCGACCTGGTGCATCGTGTCGGCGTTATTGGCGAGAGTTTGGGCCTGATTTGGGCAGGCAGATGGCGCGGCAAGCTGCGCGAATCCGTACATTTTGAAATGAAATAGGAGTTTCACATGCTCGAAGGAAAACGCACCTACATCGTAGCCATAGGCGCTGTTGTCGCGGCCGTGGTTGCCTTCCTCACCGGCGAGATGACCGTGGCCGAAGCGGTGAACTCCGCACTGATCGGCACCGGCCTGGCAACGCTGAGAGCCGCCAAATGAGGGACATTTTCGCCGCCTGCTGCGTTGCGGTTCTGGTCGGCGTCGCCACGTTCTTTTTTGTGGCCACGGTGATCTAGGATGGGATCGTTCCGCACTTCGCTCCAGGTCGAACTGATTGACCCGCTTGCCCACAAAGGCCAAGGGTTATGGCGACTCATCCAGCCGTTGATATTCGAGGACGACGCAGGAACGTATTGGTCCGTCCCCGCAGATTTCGAGACCGATTTCGCCAGCGTCCCGCGCGTCCCTTTTGTCTATGCCGCCGTCGGCAACACCGCACACGCCCCATCCGCGCTGCACGACTGGGCAATCCGGTCAAAAGTGTGCCCGAGACCTCATGCTGACGAACTGTTCCGCCAGGCGATGGAATCCATCGGCATGCCGCGCTGGCGTGTCGGCATGATGTTTCGCGCAGTCTCCGCAGAAACACGAAACCTAGAACAACGAGAGGAACAAAAATGGCTGTAAATGATGGATTTCGTTTGGAGCAGCACATCGGCACGATCATGCAAATTTTGGTTGTCGGCCTGCTGGCGTGGTCTTTGAAAACAAACGTCGAATTGACGACGCAAATGTCGGTCGTCCAGGTCAAATTGGAGTCGCTGCAAAGCGCGGTGAGCCAGGGCGCGACGGATCGGGACAGAGGCGTCGCAAAAGATTTCGCTGGCGTGTGGGCTGAGTTAGGCCGGCAAGAGGCCCGAATCAATAAGCTGGAGGCTCGAAGGTGATTGATTTAACGACGATTGCAACTCGACTCCAGGCGGCAGTGCCGGAGTTCGCGCGCGTCGCCGGGGTGGCTGACCTGGCGGCTGCGCGCAATGGCGTAATCAAACTACCTGCCGCGTACATCATGCCGGGGTCTGAAACAGCGAGTCCGAACAAGATGATTGGCGGGCATTCGCAGGAGGTGACGGAGCGATTCACGATTCTGATCGTCGCCAAAAATGTTAGCGATCAAAGCGGCATGGCTGCGCAGGCCGAACTCTTCGACTTGTCGCGCAAGGTGCGCGATGCGCTGCTGGGGTGGCAGCCGACAACCGAACATTCGCCGGTCAACCTGGCGGGCGCCGGCCCGCTTGAGTTGGCAAACCAGATGCTTTATTGGCCTGAAGGTTTTCAGGTATCGACCACCATTCGTGCGTGAAACCATCATTGAAAAGGAGATTCACCCATGCGCAACGATCAAGCACAACCCGTTACCGACCAGCACGGCAGACGCCGCGTTCCGCCTGGCTGGAATGGCGGGCAAGCGCCCGAGAAGGCCACCGAGAAGGTGACCGAGAAGGCCACCGAACAACCCGCCGACATCAAGCCGGTCAACAAGGGGTAATAAACCATGCCACGCTTTTTCCGAAACGCTGCCATTCTGGCGAAAACAGAAGTCACCTACGGGGTTGATTCGGTCCCTACCGGCGCAGCTAATGCGCTATTGGTGTCGAATATGAGCATCGAGCAATTGAATGCGAACAACGTTGATCGCGGGTTGATTCGCCCATTTTTCGGCGCGTCCGAGCAGTTGCAGGGCGCGGCCAATGTCGCGGTCAGTTTTGATATTGAACTGGCTGGGTCGGGTACCGCAGCGACAGCGCCAGCATGGGGGCCGCTGGTCCTGTCGTGCGGCATGACGCAGACAATCGGCGCTTCGTGGGTTGAGTATGTGCCCAACACCACCGGCACCAATTCGCTGACCATCTACTACCACCTGGACGGCGTGCTGCATAAACTCTTGGGTGCGCGCGGCTCGTTCAGTTGCAACATGGGCGTTGGCGAGCGGCCCACGATGTCGTTCAAGCTCACCGGACTCGATGGCGGCGTAACGGCTATTGCCAACCCGGCTGCAACACTCACCGCCTGGCGCTCTCCGTTGGTGGTGTCCGACCCGAACACAGGCGATATTCTGGTTGGGTGTACCTACGCATCAGGCGCAATCTCTGGTGGCACGGCCTACCCGTCCAAGGGTCTGACCTTTGATATGGGCATTGATGCCAAGCACATCCCATTGCTGGGCGGGGAAAGCGTCGCCATTACCAACCGCATGACGAAGGGCAAGGCGTCGCTCGACCTGACTGCCGCGCAGCACGTCTCTTTCATGGCCGACGTAAAGGCCAACACACTGCGCGCACTGGGCTTGGTGCATGGCACGGCAGCCGGGAATATCGTCACTGTGTTCGCGCCTGCGGTTCAATTCACCAATCCGTCGTATGAGGATAGCGATGGTATCGCGCTGAACTCGTTTGATCTTGTCATGACCCCGACCACTGCGGGCAACGACGAAATTCGCATCATCACCAAGTAAGGAATCCAATGCTCAAACTCACGCAAGACCCGACGTTCTGGACCGATGTAATTATCAGCGTGCCCGGCCAAAAGCCGGCCACAATCAAGGTGCAATTTGCCTACAAAGACGCGGATCAACTGAAAGAGTGGTTCGAGGGGCTGGCCGACAAGACCAACTTCGAGGGGCTGCGCGACATCGTGCGGGACTGGAAGGGCGTGGATACGCAGTTCACCGTTGAGGCGCTGGAACAGATGTTGAAGGCGCTGCCGGCTTCGGCGAGCTCGTTCTTTGATTGTTACAAGCGCGAGCTGTTGGAGAGTCGGGTAAAAAACTGATCGCCGCCGCTCAGTATTGGGCGAAAGGCGGCGAAAGTGCGGAGAAGAAGGTAAGCAGCGACCTGGCTGCATTCGGTCTCTGCACCGATGACCCGGTGGATGAAGGTCTGCCGGGGATTTGCCCGCAAAACTGGCAAGCGGTTAAGGTCTTCGTTTCGCTGGAGACGCAATGGAATGTCAGCTTTAGCGGGCATAGGGTGGGGATTGGTTACGCATCCATCCCGCCAGTGCTGGAAATGATGGGGATTGAACGCGGCGAGTGGCCCGATTTATTTGAGTCGATTCGCATTATGGAATCTGCGGCGATGTCCGCGTGGGAGCGAAAAAAATGAGCGGCGGCAACGACCTTCAACTGTCCGTCATCATCAAGATGATCGACGAGACGACTTCCGCAGCGAAGTCGGTTATTGACAGCATCAAAGACATCGGGAAGGAAACCACCGAGGTCAATAAAAAGGTTGTCGATAACGTCAAAGACGTCGGAAATGAAGCCGCCGAGGTCACGCAGAAAATCAAGAACTACATGGTCGGCACGGTGGGCGGCTTCAAGGAAGTCACTGCGATGACGCGGGAGCACTTCAGGGATGTGGTCGAGCAGACGGGTAGCGCAAAGACAATTCACGCCGGTGCGATGGCGCACATATCCGACACGGCCAAGCGTGCCAGCGAGAGTGCGGGCGATTCTGCCAAGTTGGCAGCATTCAAAGCCAAGAACGGCATCATCGAAATCACCAGCCAAGCGAAGGACTCCGGACAGGAGTTGATCGAAAACGCAGAGAAGGTGGGCGCTGGGATCGGCAAGGCGATGCTGATCGCGGGCGGCGTGTGGGCGGGCGGCAAGGCGGTTGGATTTCTCCAGGACAGCATCAACAAGGCGATTGAGCTGGCCGACAAATTCGATGATCTGAAGCAGAAAACCGGGCTGGCATCAGAAGAGTTGGCCGGGTTGAAATTCGCTGCCGAGCAGCACGGTACGACGGTTGACACGCTTGCGTTTGCGGTAGGCAATTTGCAGCGCACGATGGGGGCGGACGGGAAGGCAGCAGAGCGGTTGCGCGAGCTTGGCGTTGCCGCCAAAGAGCCCATGGAAATGTTGCTGCAAGTCGCGGCGGCGATAGAGAAAACGGTGGACCCGTCTGAGCGTGCCGCGATTGCGCAGGCCGCATTCGGGCGCGGCTGGCGTGAGTTGATGGCGCTGGGCAAGTTGGCGGATGCGGGCGTGAAGTATTATGGTTCTGCGGCTGCGATGGCCGAGCAGGCGGCTAAGCTCAAAGATAGTCAGGCTGAATTGCAAACGGCGATGGATAGTGTTTCGCTCCAGGTTGGCGTGAAGTTCATCCCGGACATGACTGAAATTGTGTCGGCCAGCGCAATGGCTGCGCGTGAGGAAGGCTTGACGCAGGCGTTTACCGTCATGCTGGGCGGGGTAATGTCGAAGGCGTGGGACGCCATTAAGCTGGGATGGGATGCGCTGGCGTGGGCGCTTCAGCAGTCAGTTGAAAAAGCCTTCCTTTGGCCGCTCCACAAAACCCAAGAGTTCACCGACGCCGCTGGGAAGTGGGCAGGCGAAGTGCTTGACGCGATAGTGGCTAAAGCTGGCGAGTGGAAAGACGCCGGCATGAGGATGATCGAGGGCTGGAAAGAAGGTATTGCCGCCAACTTGCGTGGAGAGTTGGGTATTGGCAAGAAGATCGCTGATGCCATCGCCTATGTGAAGACGACCGTGAAAGACTGGTGGAACATCGGCGCTGACATCATGGACGGATTGTGGGAAGGCATTAAAGCCAACATGCGCAAGCCATTCGACGCTATCGGCGATCTAGCCAAAAAGTTGCCGCAATGGGCAAAAGACCTGCTCGGTATTAAGTCACCCTCGACCGTGTTCGCGGAGATGGGCAGAAACGTCGCCGACGGCTTCACCCTTGGCGTACTGCAAAACACGCCCAAAGCTGCGAAGGCGTCTGCCGCTATGGCGCGCGCAGCAAAGGAAGCCGCAAAAAAAGAGGCTGACGCAACGTGGCGGAAGAATTCCATTGGCAACGCCAATATTGATCTTGATATTGACGACATTACAAGGGAAAACGAGGCGATTTTTGCTCGTTCGTTGGTGTTGGTGAAACTGCAAAACAACGCCATCGACGCTTACGCAGCCTCGCTCAATGAGGCGGCGTTTGCTGCCGCTGATTTGCAAATCAAATTCAACAGCATGGTGGATGCCAACACCCGGTCAATGACCGATAAGGCAAAAAGCACCGTGGACAGCTTGATCGGAGAAATCGACAGCATCCGCCGCCGCAACGAAGAAATCGGCCTCACCGCCGAGCAGATGGCCGCGCTGACGCAAGCGCGCATGGATGACGCCATCGCCATTGCCGAGCAACGCTACGCCAGCGCCGACTTGAGCGAAGAGACTGTCGACCATGTGGCCGCGCTGGGCGATCAAATCAAACTGCTGCGCGAAAGGAAAACCCTGCTGGACCAGGGCGCAGCCAAACAAAGCATGGCTGACTCGGCAAAAAGAGCCGCTACCGAATGGCAGCGCACATCCGACGACATGCAGCGCATGCTGTCTGATGCACTCATGCGCGGCTTTGAAGGCGGCCAAGACGCCGGCAAGATTTTCGTGGACACCGTTAAAAATTACCTCAAAACCGCATTCCTGAGGCCCATCGCCGTCAAAATCAGCGCCACGCTGCTGGGCGCGGTGGGCATGGGTGGCACGGCAGCGCAGGCGGGGGGCGTGAGCGGCGTTGCGGGGGGTGGGTCAAGCGGGATGAGTGTTATCAGTGGCCTGAGGTCGCTATATGACGGAGTGGCAGGTGGGTTCGCGGCGATGGGTAACAGCGTCGGCATGTACGCAGGCGGCCTGGCAGAAATGGCCGGCGCCAGCTCCGCCACTGCGGGGTCATTCGGCTCTACCGTTGGAGCCGGCGCTAACGCACTCGGCGCGGCTGCTGCCGGCTTCATGCTCGGTAAAATGATTTCAGGTGGTTACAGCGTAATCGGCAAAAGCGGCAATACAGCGGTTGCGCTAGGCACGGCCATCGGTTCGATATGGGGCCCGATTGGCTCGGTTATCGGCGGCGCAATAGGTGGATTGGCAAACCGCGCCTTCGGCATGGGCGCAAAAAAATCCACAGGCGACGGCGTAAGTGGCACATTCGCGGGCGACGGATTCGCTGGCGCGGGGTGGTCTACATGGTCGCAAAAGGGCGGCTGGTTCCGCTCCGATAAAAGCGGAATCGAACAGCATCCTCTATCCTATCAAGCGTCCCGCGCGATGTCCGACGAGTTCGCCGGCCTGAAACGCGCTACGACGGAATACGCCGATGCGCTAGGGCTGCCGACGGCCAGGATCGCGGCGTACAGCAAAAGCATCAACGTGAGCCTGACGGGGCTGGATGAGGCGGGGCGGCAAGCCAGGTTCACCGAATTATTCACCGGCATGCTTAATGATATGGCCAACCTGGCCCTGGGTACGGCTAAATATACCCGTGCCGGCGAGGGCGCCGCGCAAACCCTGGAGCGACTGGTTGTCCACCTGACCGCTGTCAATGCGACGATGGTGAGTTTGGCGCGCAACGCCTTCAGCGCCAGCCTGGCCGGTGCTGACATGGCAAACCAACTGGCCGATATGGCGGGCGGCATGCAGGCGTTTATCGACCTCTCGGCCGGCTACTACCAGAATTTCTACAGCGATGGCGAGCGCTTCACCGCCGCCGTGGCCGGTATGCGTGACAGTCTGATCAATATCGGCGTCAAAACCATGCCGACCTCTATTGTAGCCTTCCGCCAGTTGATGGAGGCGCAAGACCTCACCACCCTGAGCGGACGCGCCACCTATGCCGCGCTGTTGAATGTATCAGCCGGGTTTGCCGAACTGGTCAATAACATCTCCGGGCAACTGCGCGAGTTGGAGGCCGAGCAACTACGCCTGGCGAAAGAGATTTTAGGTGAGCGTGACGACCTGGAGCGCCAGCTCGATCAACTGCTCGGCAATACCGCAGCCCTGCGCGAACGCGAGTTGATGGCGGTTGATCCGCTCAATCGGGCGCTGTATCTGCATGTGCAGGCGTTGGGCGATGCGCAGGCGGCGAACGAGGCATACACCGGACAACTGACCGCGCTCGCCAGTGCCGGACAGGGCGTGGCGAGTTTTATCCGCGATCTGCGCGCAGGGCTGGCCGGCCCGGCAGGCGCGGGCAGCACGCTGACAGGGTTACGCCGCAACTACAACGCGGATCTGAGCCGTGCAAAGTTGGGCGATGTGGACGCCAGCAACGCGGTTGCTGGCAGCGCCGGAGCGTATCTGGAAGCGTTGCGTAGCCAAGCCCGCACCCGCACCGAGTACGACATTGCCGCAACCCGCATCGCCAACGAACTGGAAAAGCTGCCGGCAGCGCAAAGCTATGCCCAGCAACAACTGGAGGCGTTGCAGGCGCTGCATACGCAGGCCAACAGCCTGGACGCCCTCGATGCCGCGCGCCAAGAAGCAGCAAAGAAAGTGCTAGGCAACGTTGACGACAATACGGTGGACCTGTCCACCCAAACCGATCGCCAGATTGATCAATTGCGACAGTTGGTGGGCGAGAGCATCACCAACAGCGCTCGCGTCCTGCAACTGAACAGCTCAATGGATGCGCTGAAAAACGCCATTGTGGCCATGACGGCAGCGGAGAAGGCCAAGGCCGATATCGCAAACGGGAATATGCTGCTGAAGGCGCTGACCGAGCAACAGACGGGCGCGATTGCGGGGGTGAATGCGGGGATTGATCGGATTTGGCAACTGCAATCCCAGTATGGCGACGGGCAATACATTAACGCCAAGAATGGGCCGTTTGATTTCTCCAACAGCGCGAAATTTGCAGTTGTTGACGGGCTATATAGCCAGCAATACGGCCAGCACACATACACCACGATGACCGGCTACAACAACATCAGTGCGTTCAAAGCCGCTTACGCCGCCGAAAGCCTTTCTGCCAAGACCTTAGGCCAAGCCAGCACCCTCAAAAACCTCAAAGACCAAATCGAAGCCCAGCGCTCTGCCATCCGCGCTCTCGGCGGCATCCCGCAATTTGCCATCGGCACCAACTACGTGCCGCATGACATGACCGCGCGCATCCATGAGGGCGAACGCATCATCCCCGCCGCCGATAACTCGGAATTGATGCGCCGGCTATCCAACCCGAGCGAAAACAACGCCGCGCTGTTGGCCGAACTCAAGGCACTGCGCGCAGAAGTGGTGCAGCTACGCGCAGAAACCCGCGCCACCGCGCAACACACCGGCAAGACCGCGCGCCTGCTTGATCGCGCCATGCCGGACGGCGATGCGCTGACAACGAGGCCCGCGACATGATGCAATTTCTGAAGCCGGCCACCATCGGTGATGCGCAATTTGTCAGCGGCGCCCGAGCCGAAAACGACCACGCCGCCTGGAGCGGCGCGACCACCTACGCCCAGGATGCGCGCGTTATCCTCACCAGTACGCACCGGATTTATCTGAGCATGCAGGCGGGCAATCTCAACAACAACCCGGCCACTGATGATGGCACCTGGTGGCTGGATGTTGGGCCGACCAATCGCTGGGCGATGCTGGACGCCGTGGTCGGCACGGTCACCGCTCAAGCCTCACCACTCACCGTGGTGCTGAAACCCGGCTTTGTCACCTCGTTGGTGCTGTTGGATATTTCCGGCACCTCGGTGACCGTGAGCATGACCGACGGCCTCGGTGGGCCGACGGTCTACAGCCGCAGCTTCGACATATCGGACAGCACTATTTTGGCTGACTGGTGGGAATATTTTTACGTGCAAATCAACCCCAGCACGACGTTGATCGTCAGCGATTTGCCGCCCTACGAAACCGGCCACCTGAGCGTAAGTATCGCCGCTGCCGGCGCGGCGCAATGCGGCACGTTGGCGGTGGGGCAGGCTGTGGACGTGGGCGACATCGCTTATGGCGCGCGCATCGGAATCACCGATTACTCACGTAAAGAAACCGATGATTTTGGCAGCAGCTATGTCAATCAACGCGCGTTTGCCAAACGGTTTGAGGTCGTCGCAAGCATCCCCGCCGCGCACGTCGATTACGTCGCCGGCCAGTTCGCCGCCATCCGTGCCACGCCGGTGATCTGGCTGGGCGGCACGGAATACGACTCCCTGATTGCGTTCGGCTGGCTGCGTGACTGGGGCATCAACATCGCTTACCCGACCTATTCCGAGGTCAGTATGACTATCGAGGGACTGACATGACCATTACCGCACTGCCCACCGCACCGACGCGCGCGGACGCCGCCAACTTCCGCACCCGCGCAGATGCGTTCCTGTCTGCGCTGCCCACGTTTGGCACACAGGCCAATGCCCTGGCTGCGGACGTTATCGTTCGCCAGGCCGATGTAACCACCAAACACAACTCGGTTGTTGCTGCCCAGGCTGCGGCCATGGCTGCGGGTCTCGCTAATGCCGCCACCAACGCCAGCACCGCCACGACCAAAGCCGCCGAAGCCGCAGCCAGCGCCAACAGCGCACAAGCGGCCTGGACCGCCGCCCTGGCAGCTAATCCAGACCTCAATCCGGTCATCCGAATGAACCCCAGCGTGGTCAGTGAAAACGTCACTATCCCCAGCCATTACAACGCTTACAGCGCCGGCCCGCTAGAGATCGCAGATGGCGCAACAGTTACCCTCGACGACCATTCCAACTGGAGTATTTTATGAGCAATCTGATCTTACGCAGCATCACCGGCAAGGACGGCCAGCCGGTATTTTTCCCCAGCGGCATCGCTATCGGCAACGGCAATGCTGGCGGCATCAACGACATCGGCTTGGCCGGCCAGCGCGGCTTCGGCGTGGGTATCTGTCCGGAGGCGCTACCTGCCGGCATGGTGGAGTTGTCTGGCACGCGCGATCCGGCGTCGGACAATTACGGAAATTACCAGTTTTCGGACGGCAGCATCATGGTCTGGATGCCGGCGTTTTTCTACAAATTCGGCACCGGCAGCAACGGGCTGGCGATCAATATTGTAGACATCAAACCGTTTAGCACCTACGCCACCATTGCTGCCGCCACCTCATCTGGCTATGCACTGCACCGAGCGTTCTACGATGGCGGGGCAATCAAATCCGGCGTATTTGTCGATAAATATCTGTGCAGCAATAACGCCGGCACCGCCAGCAGCCTGCGCAACGGCAACCCGCTCAGCAGTGCCGCCGCGCATAACCCGTTCAACGGGCTGACCGGCGCACCCGCCAACACCTATGCCGGCGCAATTGCAGCGGCCAAAACGCGTGGCGCGAACTTTTTCTGCAACTCGCTGTTCATTTTCAAGGCGCTTGCTTTGCTTTCCCTGGCACACGGCCAGGCCAGCACCAGCACCACATTCAACGCCTGGTATTCAAGCAGCACAACAAACTTTCCAAAAGGCTGCAACAACAACGCACTGAGCGATGCGCAGGATGCCATGCTGACATTTGTCTGGGATGGTTATGCCGCCAATAACTCATGCAAAACCGGCAGCGCCAACCTGTTCGCGCGCACCACGCACAACGGGCAGAACTGTGGTGCGGCTGATTTGAACGGATGTATGTGGGAAGTCACCCCCGGCTTGACGGCGGATAACAACGACCCCGCCGTTGGCAAGTTTTACGTGATGAAAACCGCGACGGCCATGCGCAACGTGACAGGCGGCAACACGCTGGCGACTGACTTATGGGGCGCAACCGGCCTGGCCGCGTTGTACGACGATCTTGGCGTGATGAACAGCTTCACCGGCTATGCGCTGAATTTTTCCGACCGCGCGCTTACGATGGGCAGCGCAAGCCAAGTGCTCAGCGCCGCTACCAGTGGCACTGCTTGGCAGATGACCGGCGCAGGCATTCCGTTAGTCGCGGGCGGCTCGAATATGTTTGGCAACGACACGCTGAACGATTTCAGCACGGCGGATTTGTGCCCGGTTGCTGGCGGGCATTGGAACAATTCTTCGGGCGCGGGGGTTTGGGCGTTGAGTCTCGACTATGCGCGGGGTACCTCCAGCGCTCATGTGGGTTTCCGCGCGGCCTTGTATCTCTGACGGCCCGAGCGATAGCGATGGGCCTACACGATGAAGCCAAGTTAGATAGCAAATTCACCGACTTTGCACGTCAGATGAATCTCTATCTCAACCACTTTCCGAGGCACGAGAAATATGGTCTTGCGCTGGAAATTCGGCGCGCGGCTTATGACGTGTACAGCTTCATCGTGGAGGCGCAAAAGCGCTATCACAAAAAAACTGCAATCACCAATCTTGATGTGCGCCATGAGCAGTTGCGTATGCTGCTGCGCCTGGCGCACGCACTCGGTTATTTTGAGTTCAAGGATGGACACCATCACCCCGAGAAGGACGGCGAACACCGCTACTTGGTGATCTCGCGGATGGTGGATGAGTTAGGGCGCATGATCGGCGGCTGGATTGCCGCCGAACGTGCGCTCGACAAACGGGAGGCGTCTTAACATGTGCCCGATTGCTGGCGGGAATTGGAACAATTCTTCGAGCGCAGGGGTTTGGGCGTTGAATCTCAACAATGCGCAGGGTAACTCCAACGATAATGTGGGTTTCCGCGCGGACTCGGCTTCACCTCACGGATCGAAAGATCGAAGTGGAACCAAGGGAGACGCTTTCCGGCGCGAGGTGCAAGCCTCGGCTAAATCGGTTTGCATGGGCTTTTCTAGTAGGTTTGATTTTATCAATCTCGAAAGTCTGGCCTCATGAAACGCATCGGTTATTTATTCGAAAAAGCCTTTACGCCGGAGGCTTTATTGGCGGCATTTCACGCCGCTGCACGTCACAAGCGCGGTAAACGCGCCTGCTTTCAGTTTGAAAAGCACTTAGCCACCAACCTGGATGCACTTCACGCCGAGTTGCACGACGGAACGTACCGCACCAGCCCCTACTACAGCTTCACGGTTTACGAACCCAAGTTGCGCCAGATATACGCCCCCGCATTCCGTGACCTGGTGGTGCAACATGCCATCTACGCCGTCATCTACCCGATATTCAACAGCAGTTTCATTGACCAGTCATTCGCTTGCCGGGTGGGGCTTGGCACTCACAAAGCGGCGGACTATGCGCAAGCCGCCCTGCAAGTGTGCGCACCGGACAGCTACACGCTCAAGCTGGATATACGCAAATTCTTCTACCGTATTGATCGCGATATTCTGCGCACACTAATTGAGCGCAAGATTAAAGACCGCCGATTTGTGGATTTGATGATGGCCTTTGCGGATCACGGCGAGCCTGTCGGAATCCCCATCGGCAATCTGCTCAGTCAGATTTACGCGCTGCTCTACCTAAGCCCGCTAGACCACTTCATCACCCGCGAAATCAAGCCGCTGCGTTACTGCCGTTATGTCGATGATTTTGTGCTTTTTGGCTTGACACGCGCGGACGCCATTGCAGCTCGCGAGCGTGTGATTGTGTTTTTGGTCGGGTTGCGGCTAACGCTATCTAGATCGACGCTGGCACGCGTCGCGCGAGGCATCAACTTCGTCGGCTTTCGCACCTGGGTCAGCAAGCGCCTCATCCGCAGGCACAGCCTTTACACACTAAGAGCCGCCGCCAAACGCGGGAGGCTCGATAGCGTGATCAGTGTTTTGGGCCACGCACGCAAAACCCACTCTTTGCAGCATCTGCTGCGCCACCTGAAAGGAAATCACCATGCCCTCTATCGTCTCTTACCGAAAGTTTATCAATACCCTGGTCACCCGCGAGCTTGCCACGCCTGAAGGTTCCACCGAACTCGCCACCCTGGCCGATGGGACGACTTATGTTTGCCTGCCCGATGGAGCCACCCTACCCGCCGTGCAACCCGCCGAAATCACCGCCAGCATCGCGGTGGTGGTGCCGGATGCCGCCCTGCGCGCTCAAATCATTGCCGCCAGCCCGCATTGCCGGCTGATTGATGAGCGGATGAAGGCGATGATCCGCGACGCCTATGCAATGGAGGATGAACTCAAGTTCGCGCGGATCGGCGTTGGCGCGGCAATGGGCATGTATCAGCCCACAAGCGATGAAGTGCAGGCAATGACCGTGTTCGGGGAACACGTCGAGGGTGTGCGGCAATGGGGGCGGGATCAACGCGCTGCGCTGGGGTTGTGATGCACAATTCGTGCCAAGTCGAAATGTCCCGCAAAATGTCCCTGTTGGCTGCCGGGCCAGTGTTTACGGGCTAGACGGCGCCCTTCACACGGCGGGGGTCACAGGTTCGAACCCCGTACTGCCCACCATCGTAATTGAGTAAAAACAAGGACTTAACCCCATTTCAAGGCCTTGTTTTTTTTCTTGGCATCTGACAAATACTGCCTGAAACGGTGTCAGACTGCGGCGAAATGTCCCGCTGCATGTCCCGGTTTGAGTTGCCCACCCAACTGGCAAGATACTCCGGGGCCAGGTGCGCGTAACGCATCACCATTTGCAAGCTACTCCAGCCGCCGAGCTTTTGCAGAACCTCGATTGGCGTTCCGGCCATGACATGCCAACTTGCCCATGTGTGCCTCAGTGTGTGCCAGTTCACACCAGACAGCCCGGCACGTTCGACCGCGCGTTTGTAGGCGTCGCCGATTTCGGCCATCGGGACATTTTCTGACTTTTTGTTTCGGGTGCGCTTGTAGGTGAAGACGTGTGTTTTGTGTTTGCCGATCTGGCTGCGCAGGATTTCAATTGCTTGGTCGCTGAGCGGGATGCCGATGGCTTTCTTGGCTTTGGCTTCGTCGGGGTGTATCCACATAACCTTGCGTGGCATGTCGATTTCACTCCATTGCAGCCCGAGCAGGTTTGATTGCCGGATGCCGGTGGAGACGGCGAATCTGGCGGGGGCGAGCAGATGTTCGGGGAGTTGCGATTCCAGGCGGAGCCATTCGGCTTGCGTGAGCCAGCGCGTTCTTCCGGCTGGGGCCTTGCGGGATGGGATAGTGGGAACCTTGTCTGTCCAGCCCATCGCTTGAGCGTGGTGCAAGATGGCTAGGATGGTGTTGCGGTATCGGTTCCAGGTGCCGGCAGATTTGAGGCCGATTGATCTTGTGATGGCGTCGGTGGTTAGGTCTGACAGTAGCGGGTCGCCAAGTGATGCGGAAAAGGCGCGCAGCAGGTATTTGTCAGAGTCGCCGCGCGTTTCTGCGGTCAGCCAGGAGATTGCGGCGTCGTTCCACGTTTTGCCGTTTCCAATTGGAGTATCTTGCCAGGCTTCGGCTTTCCAGGCGTCGTGGATTCGTTGGGCTTCCGTTTTGTCGGCAGTCCCAGTGCTGCGTCTAATCCGGGGCTTGCCTTTGATCGTGATTGAGGCGTACCAGAATTCAGACTTGGAGGGGTCTTTGTAGAGCGACATGATGTTGCGCCGTATTGTGAGCGCACATATTCCGCTAAATCATCTTCGATGAAAATCCAGGAGCGGCCTATTTTTGCACCGGGCAACTCCCCGGCAGCGGCTTTTGCGCGCACCGTTTCTGGGTCGCACTTCAGCCATGCCCCGGCTTGATCAAGGTCTAGGGTTTGCATGTCGCGGATAGTCTGGTTATGGCGATGCTGGGTGTCATCGGAACTGCCCCGGAAACGTCCGGCGCATCATGATCCGGTCGTATGCGTCTGCCTCGGTGCGTCCGACGAACAAAGGGCGCATGTATTCCGGCTCTATCTTGTTGCCTTCGATGTCAAGCGCCTGATCCCCAAGCCGCACCGTTGTCATGCCACGCAAATGCTCCGGCACTCCGTTCTTGGTTTCCGTGTTGCCAACAAAAACCTCGTCGGCTCGCGCTCCTGTGTAGTGGCTCATGCTCTCTACTCCATTCAGTTGTCAACGAATCCTTTACAACTCAACTGTCAAGGAATGCTTGACAGTTGCCGCCAAACGCTGGCGCCCATCGCATGCGCCGCCTCAATGCTCGGAACGTCGGCTATGTCCCCATGCCACGGATCGCCGGACTCTCGCATCGCAACCTTGAGCGCAAGCAGAGTGCAAACATCTCCGTCTGCAAGATGGCCGTTCGCGTCGAGCGTCTGGCAAATCGCGGAGCGCAGCCTTTCGACTTCCGCCTGCAGGCGGCTTATCTCGCTCAAAACGTCGTCGTGAGCCTGCCTTACCTGGTCTCTGAATGGCGTGCCCGATGGCAGGCAGCTTAAAATCACGGCTAGCTTTGTTTCAATGTCAGTCATAGCGGTCTCCCTGTGTCAAACACGTTCGGCTCACCAAAATGCCGAATCAAGCATTCACGATGCCCGTAAGCGCCACCACCTTCGGCGCTTGAATAAATTGTTCCGTCCTCGCGCTTCCAGAGTGTTTTCGTCTGCATCACCCACGTTTCACTGACGTGCTTGCCGCACTGATCACAAACCCCGTAAAAGTCGCTTCCGCGCCCTGTATTGCGTAGGTGCTTGATGCTGTCGTGGTGCTTCCCCATCTCAATCTCCTGGCCATTCAAAAGGGTGGTGTCTTGCGATAAACCTTGGTTTTGACGCTGCGCACCGTTTCGGTGTCTTCGACTTCGCCGTTATTCGGCATGGCTAGCACCATGCTGGCGGCGACTGGCTTGGAGAGCGTGGCGACGGTGGCCAGTTCTGGGACGGTGAATTCACGATCCATCAGGGCGAGAAGTTTGTGGCGCCTCGCTCTCGCCTGCCTCTTGTTTTTGTCGCAGTGCGCGGCACTTTGCGGCGCGATCATGGCGCCACCGCGAAAGGAACGACGTGCTTGGAGATGAACCGGCCCAGGGATGGCGCGGTCCAGCCTTCGGGTTTGATAACCTTGCCGTTTGCGTCCTTGTGCATCGTGCCATCGGGCCAGATTTTCGCAAGGTTGGCGTTGCAGACTTCGGTGATTGCGCCGTCAATATCGGCGCCTTGCGCCAGCATGGAGCCGACAGTGACGACGAACAGGTCCACGTCGTCGTCCAGGAGCTTTTCGGCATTGCAGGTACGGAAACGATAATCCTCGTCGCCGCGTTTGAATTCATGCGCCATGGCATGCAGGGCTTCGCTCATGTCTGACAGGCCGATGGTGGCGAACTTTTCGGCCAGTTCTTCGCACTGGAGGCCGGTGTAGAGCGCGGCCTGGCGGACGTGGAATGCATTGCCCGTGCTGTTGCCGGCTGCTGCGTTGAATTTGCGGATTTGTTCGATGTGGTTCATGGTGTTTCCTTTGGGTTGGGTGTTAGATTGACGTGCAAATCAGGGTGAATCTGCTGCGCCATAGATACAAACGACCCAGCAGATGGGCCGGTATTTCCATTCAGTCTTGGCGATAGAAGTTTGATAAAACCACCCTCAACCGCGTCGAGCATAAATTGCGGAACGGGAATGAAATAAACGCGGTCGAACTTTCCATCCTTGGTTCGCAGATGCTCACCAATGCGCGACATTGGATTTACGGACTGACCCACATAAACAACATCATCGCCATCAACCAGGAAATACACTCCTGGCGGGTAAAGTGCATGAGTCAATTCAGTGAGTCCTTTGACGCCGGAAATGGACGCAGGCGGCAGGGTTGTTATTTTTTGTGGGGCTTGAATAATTACCTTGAAAGCGAAATCAGCATCCCTACCAATTACGCGCTGCATAAGATTTTTTGCGGCCCACGCTTTTGATTCCGCCTTTCTAAACATGGGCGAGCCGCCATCAAATCTATAATGAGGCCAATACCCAGCGTCAGCCAGTGACACGACGCGATCAACGCTCAATCCAGTGTCAGCAGCAATGTCAGCCGCCGACACAAGCCCAGTGGGCCATTCTTCGCAACGAACAAGCATTTGCTTTAGCTCCTGCATTCCGTCTTCTTTGGTCATTTCGAGTCGCCAGTTAGCTCGTTATCAAATGTCGCCCTAATTTCATTCATGGTTACTTCTGAGCTAGGGCCATCATAAATCTCATCGGTGAAATCGCTTTCAGCGTATATATGCCTAAGCATCATGCGGGTTATTTTTGATACTTTTCTAGGCTTGCCTTCTGCGAGATAAAGAGAATCAGCAAGAGTCACAAGATCGTGAGCGCCCCATATAAGATGACAAACAGGGATTTTGGTAAGCTCTGGCTCGGCCGCCATTTCGAGCAGCATTTGTGCCTCGCATAAAATCGAGTGAATGTCTTTGTTGTTGTGTTTCATCACTTGATTTCCAGTTTCTCGGAATATCCAAGGTGCGCGCCTGGAACTACAGTTGCTTCACCGGCTTTCTTTTTGGCGAGCAGGTCAGCGCGCAGGCTGGCTTTGTCCAGCGTCCAGGTTGAGGGGACGAAGAGCCGGTAGTCGCTCGGCACCAAGGCTTCGTCGTCGATTTCGACGTGACCGCTGCCGAGCTTGATGCGGACGCGAATTTCCGGGGTCATGATGTCGAGCATGCCGGTCGCTTTCATGGCGCCCATGGCGTAGCGGGTCAGTCTTTCGATGCGGCCTTCCAACGACTTGGCGGCTGCCTGGCGGCGTTTGATGATTTCCTTTTGCGCATCCGCTTCAACCTGAAGCGTTTGGATCAGGCCGGCTACGCTGGTCATTTTGGTGGCGAATTCGTCGCTCCAATCCGCCAACGCTTCTTCCAGTGATGCGGTGGATTCGCCGTCTTCGACGTCGGCAATGCGTTGCTCGATTTCGAGCAGGGTTGCGCTGATTTCGTAGAGCTTCATGCCAATTCCTTGTCCAGTCCCAGCGTATGGACGTCGATCCCGACTCTTGCCGGATACTTGGCGCCGCGATGTTTGATGATTTCGGCTTCCACTTCCGAGACGCTATCGCCAGCCTTTAAGGCGGGGTCTTTTGCGATCTGCGCTCTGAAGCGCAGCGCGTAGGGATGTTTCGGCACCATGCGTTCAGCGCGAATACATGCGCGAACTCCGGCGCGAATCAGCCTGGCTTGATCGCCCTTGGTGTGCGGGTAGGGTACTAAAGTTACCATGGTCATTTTGATGCGCTTCCATTTTGGTAGTAATTGACGGCGTGAGTGTCCACGCCGTCGGTGCTTTTTTCAGAACGGGATGTCGTCTTCCATCATTGGTGGCGGGTTGGTCTCACTATGCGCTGCGTATGAGGTGGGGGCGGCTGCCTGCGCGCCAGCGGGCAGCTTGCGGTCACGCAGCAGGGCAACCATCTTTTCCAGCTTCTCCGGCTTCACTGCGCGATCCAGTATCTCGGATGCGGTGTATTCGGTGTCCGCTCCAAACGCGGCATGAATTGCCATTTTTGAGCCCACGGTTTGGTCTTGCTTGAGATATTCCTCCGCTTGCAATAGCAAGCCGATACGCTGTCCGGTGAGTTCGGGGAATATTTCAGCGTCGAACGTCCCCATCTTGGCGGTGGCGCCATCGTATTTCTCGACCTTGCCTTTGATGGCTGTCAGGCTGCGTTGTTTGCAGCAAACCATGATGGCTTGCAGTTGCTTGAGGCCGAACAGTTCTTTGCCGTCTGCGTTTTTGGTCCAGATGGAGAGGTAGTCGGCGCTCTGGCCGTCGTCGGCTTTGAACGAAAACTCGACGCCGACGGTGCCTTTTTTGCTGGTGATTTTCTCGGCGCGAGTGAGCGTGCCGATGTACTTGCCAGTCTCAACGATGCGGCTGTTCATTTGGTCTGCCGCGCGTGCGGCATCTGCGTTCAGTGTGTAGTCAGTCATTCTGATGCTCCAGTGTTCGGGGTTAGTTTTGTCAGCTTGCGGTAAACGAACCCGCAAACAGGCCAGCAGAGGAAGCCAACAAGAAACTCGTCTTTGGGTGCATACACTCCCGCTAGCGTGCTAAACATTACAAAGAGGGTGATTACGGCTGCAATTCCGGCGAATTTCATTTGAGTTCCTTTGATGTGAGGTGTGGGTTTGCTTGTGGGATTCTACCTTTAGGGTCTGTTTTATGCTCCTTGGGTGGCGGTGACGTTGTAAAACTCGCTGATTGCCTTATCGACCTCCAACAGGTCGTTTTCGATTAGGTCGGCGTCAAACATCCCGATTGGGCTTTTAACCGTGTCTTGGCCGGAGTTCTGCGTTCTGAACAGGTGGTTGCCGTTGGCAATCGCCGTTCTCAGCACGGTGGTGAACATGCCTTCAACGGTGATTTTCTCGTCTAGCAGCTTGCCTATGGTCTTAACGCGGACATTGCCGTGGTCGTCCTGGGTTGAATGCGCCAGGATATAGACGCGAACGTCGTCAGCCAGGCTGTTTGCGGCGTTGATGATGTTCCAGGCGTTCTTGCCAATATCCGTGAACTTCTGGAATCCGGTCTCGCCGGTGCGGCGCATGAATTCGTTGGCAAGGATGTATTGCCAATCATCAAGAACGATGACTTTGCGCTTTGTCTTGCCCATGAGGGCGATGATGTGGTCTGCAACGTCGCTGACCACGATGTTTCCGTGCGGATTCTCGCGGCTGAGGATGCCCCAGCCAGCCGCTCTAAAAGGGAGGGGCTTTTTGATCGCCTGGATCAAAAGCGTATCTGCCGGGCTCATATTGCGCAGGCTGGTGGTTTTGCCGCTGCCGCTCTCGCCGATGATTAAAGTGCTGATGCTCATGTTCATGCTCCTGTTCGTGCTGTTCAAGAAGTTCTTGCTCTTGCCATGCGTCCGGCCTGTCGTCCTTTTTGTTGCTCCTATTGGCTACCAAAAAGGGATGGCAGAAGAATATCAACTTGGTAGCAAATTGGAAGCATGAACTCAAAAATAGTTGAAATAATTTGTACTAGAAGGCTTCGACACTCCAGCCGCCACCGTCTTTCTTGGCTTTCGCCTTCACAGCGATAAAGTCGAACGGGTACATTTCTGCGGCGATCTTGATCTTGACTCTGGCGTCATCAGTCCAGAAGCCTTTCACTTCGCGGATTTCGATCATGCCGTCCGGCAGCATGACTGCAAAATCCGGGGTGTAGAACGTGTTGTCCGCCAGTCTGAATTTGAGACCTTCAAATTTCCACCAGAGGATGATGCCGGCGGCTTTTTGCGACTCCAGGTGGTTTGCGTAGGCTTGCTCGGTTTTGTTCATGACGCCGGTTTTGAGTCGGCCCAATGCCAGGACGCGCCGGTTCATCACGGTTCGACAGCCCGGTTGATGCAGTCGGTGCAACTGGGGTCGCTCATGCGCAAATCATGGCCACAGGGTTGGTCGATCCAGTTTGTCGTTACCAGGCGTTTGATCTGGACGTGTTTACCGTCGCCAATGTGCTGCGGCTCGATGTTGATCAGGGCGGCGTGCGGGCCGCCGCGTCGGGTGTTGAAGCAGCCGTAGCGATGGCCTGGCGAGACTTCTTGCAGGGGAAGTGTTTCGCGGATGATTTTCATGTTTTTCCTTGAATGAGTTTGCGCACGGCCATTTCCACGCTTACGCCATAGCAAGTCCGCCAAAGCAGCAGGTTTTGCTCTCGGAATGCGGCGTGCTTGGGGCCGCTGTAATAGCGGATCAGGCCGTCGGCCAGGTGTTCGGCCAGGGTCACGGTGGGTTAAGCAGGGCTTTGGTTTCTGCGAGCAGTTCTAACTCGGTCACGCCCCAGCGCCGTTCCCATGCGCGACGGCCCATGTAGTGGATGCCGGTGGCTCCTGTGTGGTGCATCGGGCAGAGCGGGATGGTGTCGAGATGGCTGGCGCGGCCGAGGCCGGTACCGGATCGCAGGTGATGGACGTGAGCGGGGGTGTCGGGGTAGCCGGACCGGCGACAGATGACGCAGCCAAGCCCGGCGACGCGGGCCATGTGCTTTTTTTCAGAAGAAGTTGTCAAAGTGGTCATCCTCCTGGTTGCGCTCCATGTGCGCCATGTACGGCAGCCTGATCTTGGTCAGGAAGGCGTGGGAGGCGTCTTGGTTGTGATCAATCTCGGCGCGACTCTGGACGTTGCAGAGGGCGCGCACGCAGATAGCGGCGAGTTCGTGATCGTCCAGGCCGGCGTTCAAATCTGCCGTGCGCTTCCAGAGTGCGGGCATGGCTTCAGCCAGCCATTCGGCAAACGCGGGTTGCGCGCACCACATGCCGGAGAGCCGGGCCAAGGCGCCGCCAGCGGGCTTGGCTTGTGCCGCGGGTTTGGTTTGCGCTGCGGGCTGCGTGTTCTCTGGAGCGAGTCGGGCAATGGCGACCGGGCTGCCGGGCATGCCGAAGATGGCGAAGGCGGCTGCGGCGTCGGTGGGCTCGAAGTCGAGCTTTACCCGGATGGTGCCGTCGGCCAAGGTAGCCATGACACCGCGCGAGATTCCGCGCACGATGGCGGGGGTGGCGCCGGTCATGTCGGGGCTCTCAGTGTGTACTCGGCAACCTGGGTGACTTCGCCAAAGCGGTTGACAACATCGAGCCGGCGCGATTCGATGGCGTAACCCTTGGCCTTCAGGTCAAAAATGCGCGCGCCAAGTCGGTAGATGCCAAGTTCAACCCATGCGACCAGGGGGTTAATGCGCTCACGCCGCTCCAGGTAGGTCAGCAGGCGTTCGCATTGGGAGGCTTTTGCGGTCATTGGCCGGGCGCCTCGGCGTAAATCCGCGATCCAATTCGCGGACGTGGCGAGCGCCAGTGAACAACCGGCGTCATTTCGCAATAGCCCTGCTTGTATGCGACCACTTTGCCAATGGGTTGTGGTTCCGGGGTTTGCAGCCAGGCGTGAATGGCGGGGATCAGTTCGGCGCGTTCTTCGGCCTCGGTGCCGCATCGAAGCTCAAGTGATTCCAGGGCTTGACGGAGAAGATTGCGCGCGTTCATGCCGGCATCCCTACGATAGCTTTTAGGGCGTCAATTCCGCGTTTGCTGGTCTCCCTATCGGCGGGGAGGATTGGCAGCGATAAAAGGGGCTCTGGTGGCGCGGGGAGGTGTGTTTCGCTCTCGAACTCCGATAACGCTGCATCCCAACGCCGTTTGATGGCGTGATAGGGCAAGGTCCGCACGTCGTAGGGCGTTACGTCTCTGACTGTCCAGTACAGAACCGCGTCGCCCTTCCAGTCCACCGGGTCTTTGCCGAGAATGTTGGCAGCGCGACGAAATTCGACCTCGGGGTCGCGTTTGGGCCGACACATGGCGCGGAACTCGGGCAGGCTGGGAGGCCAGGCAACATCTAGGCTGGCCGTGAGTCCGCGTGCGATCTCTGCACCTGAAAAGCCGGCCAGACCGTCCGACCAGGCTTTCTTAGTGCCGGCAATATCGGCGGCGATTTGGGTGGTGAATTTGTTGCCAAACATTTGATTGAAGCGGATGAATAGCCGGTCAATCCACTCGTTCGACAAAGGGGGCGGCATCGACGCTACGCGCTCCGGTTGGTGTGCGAATGATTGTGCCGTCATCGGCCGTGTGATAGCCCCGATAGAGTTCATGGATGGTTTCCTCTCGCTTGGTGGAAGTTGAATTGCGACTTTTAAGGTAGCCAGTTTGGGCAAAATTTTTGCTTTTGTCACCCTTCACTGCAAATAAACCTGAGTATCCGGAAAGAATACTTTGCTCGATAACCGCACGCGGTTCGTCTCCGGCTGCGTGCAGTTTTTGTAGGACGCCAAGCGCGAGTTCTGCAGCGTGGGCGGAGAGGGGTTTTTTGATGGCAACGCGGTGCGCAACAAAGGCTGCCCACGACGCGCGGTCAAGTGCTTCGAACAAGGGCAGTTCGGCAAGTGAGGCGGTTGGGTTTGTGGGAGCCGCGTTCTTGGCTGCGCGCTTTTGAGCTGGGGGGCTTAAAGGGGGGTTGGTTTTCTTTATAGATTC